GGAAAAGGAAGCGATGATGGACGATTCATTGGTACTAACGTGCTTAACGAAGCCTTCCTTGAGCGATTCCCAGTAACCTTTGAGCAGGAGTATCCTACTGTTGCAATTGAAACCAAGATTCTTGGTAAACTGTGTTCCGATTCTGATTTCTGCAAGCGTCTTGCTGACTGGGCAGATATCATTCGCAAGACCTTCTATGATGGTGGTATTGAAGAAATTATCTCTACCCGTCGTCTTGTTCATATTGTCAAAGCGTTCAATATTTTTGGTGACAAAGCAAAAGCGATTGAAGTTTGTGTGAATCGTTTTGATGATGAAACTAAGCAAGCATTTTTGGAACTGTATGACAAAGTTGATGTAGATTTCAAGATGCCTTCCGAAGATACTATTGACACATTGACTGCTGAGTGATACAATGACTAATGCATGGTCCTTACTTTATGATGAACTTACTATGAAACAACCATGGGTTTATGAATCACCAGATGGCGGTAAAACAGTTACACGCCGGAAACCTGGATCCCTTGAAAAAGAAATGCTATCACCGCACTCTGAAGATCGAATTGAACTATCAACTCCTGATTATGAATTTAACATTGACATGACTAATTGCAATCCCAATCGTTTTAAGTACAGCGAGGAAGAACTCCTCAAAGAATTGAAAGATTATATTTCTTCAACTTATAATGCACACTACTCTGCTGGCAATGATGCCATTCAAACGCTAGACTTGATTGAAGCATGTGGTGACGCTGAGGCATTCTGCCGAAGCAACATCCTCAAGTATGCTTCTCGATACGACAAGAAAGGAACTGCACGTAGAGATCTTATTAAGATTCTGCATTACGGTCTTCTCCTTCTGCACTTCTCTGATAAATCTTCCCAACGTGAAACGTATCCCCAATGATGAAACTCCGTGAACCTATGAAACTGTCTGAAAAAACTGTCAACCTTCTCAAGAACTTTGCTTCTATCAACCAGTCTATTGCATTCAAAAAGGGTAATACTCTTCGCACTATGTCTGTGATGAAGAACATCCTGGCAGAGGCAGAGATTGAAGAAGAGATTCCCCGTGACTTTGCAATCTATGATCTGGTGCAATTCTTGAATGGTGTTACTCTGCACGACAACCCTTCTATTGAATTCCCCAACGAATCAAACCTGACCATCCGCGAGGGCAAGGATCGCAAGACCAAGTATTTCTTTGCTG